AACATTGGCCACTATTGCTAATTCAAGTGATCCGACTGCTAGATTTAGGTTGACTGATGAGCTGGAAACCCATGACGGAACTTTTAATATCACATCATTTGGCAAAACTGCAGATGAACAGGATATTGTAAACTTTTCACTAAGCTTGCAAAATTCTGGCGTAGTAACTTATTCATAGGAGTTAATCATGGCTTTATTATCAATTCAAAAAGTAACCAAATCAAGCGCGGGATTAACTCTTGTGGCTGCTGAGGCTGGTGGAGATACTTTCCCAAATGCTAATGGTACATTTATTCAAGCAGACAAATCAAGCGCTGGCGATGCAACTATAACGATTGTAGCGGTGACAGATCCGTTGATTACATCAGAGGCCGGTAGTTTAGTGGTTCCTGATATTGTAATTACAGTGCCGGGCGAGGGTAATATACTGTTTTCTGTGCCGCCTTCCCATACTGCTATCGGGATTGCTACAATGACTTATGCATCGGAAACCGACTTAACTATCGCTGCTGCGGTTGTTGCTCAGTAATGGCCAATAATCGTAAATTAGGCTTAGAAGAGGTTCCTGTTGGCGATGATTTATATTTGTTTAAAGCAGACTTTAAGTTTCTGCAAAGCTTAAAAGAAAACAGCAGTATCGACCCGATGAAGATGTATGAGTCGTTTTCTGCGGGTGACTGCGACTTAGACTTAGTTGTTGACATTTTAAGCTTTAGCGTTATCTCAATTAACGGCAAGCCTGTGGTTAAAACAAAAAAAATAGTTCAGGATTTGATTAGTCGCCTTGGCCTTCAACAGTGTTGGTATTTATGTTATAGATTGTTGAGTGACTCCATGATCGGTGATGTAAAAAAGTCAGAGCTGCGATTGGACGAGAAGATCCAGCAGCTAAAAAGGTTGAACATTTCCCTATTGACGAATTTGAAAGAACAGCCATTTTTATGGGTATCTCTAGTATGGATTTTTGGCACATGTCTATGGGTCAATTTCAATCATATAAGTCAGCTTTTTACTTAAAGAATGGTCTAGACGAGAAGGGTCGTGATCCAAGCGAAATGACCCTGGATAAATTAGATGAATTAAAAGAACGTATAAAGGCTAAGAAAAATGGCGCTGAAACTCGGTGAATTACAGGTAGACATAGGCGCTGACACTACCGATTTAAAAAAAGCCGGTAAGGAAATAGATAAAACCGCCGGCAGCATGGAGAAATCCTTTAAGCGCGTCGGCTCAGCTATTGCCGCCGCACTATCATTCCAAGCAATAAAATCAACCATCCTATTAGCTGATAGTATGAATCTTCTCGATTCTCGGATCAGAGCGCTAACTAAAAACGCTAAAGGCTTCAGAGAAATACGTGAGGGGATAAGAGGTGTAGCCAAAGAGACTGGTGGCTCTATTGCATCGATTACAGAGCTAGCGCAACGCGCACTAATTGCCAAAGATGCGTTAGGTGCAACCAACGAACAGATCATTGAGATGGTCAACAATGTTCAGAAATTAGGTGTAATTGGCGGCGGGTCTCAGGAGAATCTAACCAGGGCAACCGTACAACTAGGTCAGGCTTTAAGTACCCCAAGAGTTCAAGCGGAAGAGCTAAATAGTATTTTAGAACAAATGCCATTGCTAGCTAAAGAGATTGAAAAGAATTTAGGATTACTTCCCGGCACGCTAAAACAAGCTGTTGTCGCGGGAGAGGTTCTCAATACTGATATATTCCAAGCACTCATTAAATCAACGGACGACATAAACAGAAGGTTTAAAGAGCTTCCACTAACTATTGATCGCGCTGGCGGCATGATTGAGAACGCTTTTGCGGTAGCCGTACAAGAAATAGATAATGGTTTAGGTATTACTGAAGCAATCGCCATTATGATGAAAGACCTAAGCGAAGTAATTGAGTCTGACTTAGTACCTGGCGTTGACGCAATAGTTGATGGATTTTCTGATTTCTTATTTATGCTAGATCAGGTAACTGGTGCAACCCAACAAGCAGCCGATGATACTTTTGATTTGGGACAGTCTTGGGAAATGGTCAAAAATGCACTTTCATTTATTACCCAGTCAATTATTAATCTACCAGCCAATTTAAAAGCTATCACTACCGTAATAGCCGGAGAAGTGTCCCAAGCATTTATTAGTTTAGACGCAATAGCTAATAAGGTTTGGCTATCTATCTCGAATGGCTTTAGTGACGCCATGTTCAGCGCAATCAATAAAGTTAAGGCGGGATTTGGTGATCTTGTGGGTAGTGCTCAAAATCTTTTTGGAGTGCTTTTCACTCAACTTGGAGCCAGCGATATAGCACGTTCGTTTTTTAATGCGGCAGAAACATCAAAGCAAGTTGCATCAGACCTCGCTTCATTCAATGAAGAACAGCTAATTATTAGGCAGGAGCAGTTACAAGCCGAGATAGATGCGATCACTGCCAATACTGAGGTAAAGTTAGAAGCGTCTAATATAGCTATTCAGGCTGACCTTGATGAAACTGATGCGCTTAAAAAGCAGGCTGCAGAACGTAGAAAAACAAGGGAGAAAGAGAGAAAGGATGCCAGAAATAGAGCGGCAGGCATTGTTAAAAACGCTGAGACTGAAATAAAAATAGAAGTAAAGAAAACGACAGTAAAAAAAGATCTGCAATTGCGACAAGAGCAAAGCTTCTCTAATTCTCTTGGCGTTATATTTGGAATGGAAAAAGAAGCTGCGATTGCATCGGCCACACTCGGACTAACAAGCGCAATATCAAAAGCTTTTGCTCAAGAAGGCCCGCTAGCATTTGCTTCTATAGCTGCAATAACCGCTCAGTTTGCTAATCTATTTAGCACAATAAGCAGCGTCAAGGGTGCCGGCAGACAAACTGGTGGCAATGTATCTCAAGGCGTACTGCATCCGGTCAATGAAAATGGTCAACCAGAACTATTAATTCAAGGCTCTAAGCAGTTTTTATTATCCGGTCAATCTGGTGGTCAAATCGTCTCTGCAAATTCTATGCGTTCTGGCGGTGGTGGCGGAATGAATGTTACAGTTAACAATAATGCGCCTGACTTGGTTGAAGTGAGTGAACCGTTCGTAACTCAAAACGAGCTAGTGATTTCGATTAATCGCGCAGTTACACAAGCGGTAGAGCAGGTCAATAGTAGTCTAGCTAGTGGTCGAGGAGAGTCTTCGGAATCATTGCGTCAAGGGTTTAGTTTAACGAGGAATATATAATGGCTGTCGAATACCCTACTAATTTACCTATTCCTTTAGTTACTGGTTATAGTCATCCAGACTCGCAAAAGGTTAGGCGTAATGATGTTGAAACAGGCCCGCCAAGATTTGAGCTTCTTTCTGAGCATGGACCATCATTTCCAACTGTTAACTGGCTCTTAAGTTCAATTGATTTTCAGGTTTTTGAAGGGTTCTATAAACACTCGTTAAAATTCGGCGCGATTTCTTTTAATATGAATCTACAGGTCGGCGCAGGGCTTAAGGTACACGAATGTTATTTAAATAAAGCATATAAACCTAGTTTGCAAGGAAAGCTTTGGAAAGTCACCGCAAGTCTTGTAACAGTCGAAAAGCAGTATGATACTTTAGCTGATTTCAATGAGGTTCTGGATTTGCGTGAAAGCGTTGAGGGAAATCTTAATCAGTGGATTAATCAGTTTAATGATATTGTAGAAATTAGCTTGCCGGACGCTTTTTAATGGCCAGCTTAGACGAATACAAGAAATTTACCGCCAGTATGCCAGAAGCTCAGCGAGAGTTTAGAACGGTTGAACTATTTCATCCAGACTTCAGTTTATTGAGATTTGTTCAAGACTTTCAGGATATTAGTTTAACGCTTGAGTCAACAGCTCCAAGGAATCCATCTACTAGCGTTTTGTTTACGGCAATAAGCATGAATATCATTGAGCCTGGTGAAAATGGTCAAATAGAACAGGTTTTATCGCTTAATCTCGGCGCTGTTGGAAATGAGGTAAACGATGAGCTTCAAAAAATTACTGAAAATGGATCGCTTACGCCGATAGAGCTAATCTACCGCAAGTATTATAGCGGTGATTTGTCCGAGCCTGTTTTAGTTCTAAATATGTCGGTTGCAGATGTTTCATTTAAGAGTTATGAGGCTGTGACTTTGACAGGAGAGGATTCGAATTTTGCAATAAAAAGAGCGGGTGAGCTTTACTTAATTGAACGTTTCCCTGGCTTGAGGTTGTTATGATTGATTATAATAATTACATTGGTATTCCATGGGTATGCGGTAAAGCTTCATTTGATGGCGCTGATTGTTGGGGTTTGGTTTCGATGGTCTATATAGACCTATTTAATATTCGACTGGGCCATTTCAAAGTTGATGAAATCAATGACCCCGAAAAAACCATGCATAAGATTGAGGCCGTTCGGGATGGTTCGGGTGAATGGGAGGAAACCAGCACCCCGAATGATGGTGATGTGGTCATGATGATTAGTAGAAAGACATTTAGACCAGAGCATGTTGGTGTCTATATTGGGAAAGGTCAGATTTTACATTCAATGACGAGAGAAACGGGGCAATCAGAAATACATCCGGTTAAACTAATGACTAAATTATTCAAACGCTTAGAATATTATCGATATGTCGGCTAGCATTATAATCCATCATGATCCAGAGGGGATCAATAAAAGAGATATTCGCCAGGTAAATGATGGCGATAATTTATTGCTGTGGTTAATCTCTGAATACGGTGAAAACGGTTTTAGTGTGCCAACTAAGTTATTTTTAGGTGACATTAAAGACGAAAATGAGATTGATCAAAATGTTTTCCAGTCGATAAATCGAACACTTAAAAAAAACGATATCATTAATATTGTACACAGGCCGCAAGGTGTAGATCTAATTGTTGCTATTGTTATTGCCGTCATAGCCGCTGTAGTTCTTGCGCCAGATATATCACCACCGCCACAAGTAGAAAATCCGAATTTCCCAAAAACAAACGAATCGCCAAATAATCGTTTAACAGGACAGACAAACTTGGCTAGGCCGTTGGGCCGAATACCTGATGTTTATGGCCGCATGAGAGTTTATCCAGATTTAGGAACAAAAACAGTAGTTGAGTTTATCAATCATGTAAAATTTGTTACTGAATATCTAATTATCGGGCGTGGCGAGTACGGGTTTGAGGATATTAAAAGCGGAGAAACGCTGCTAGAAGACATAGCTGGATCGTCGTTCACTATTTTTGAGCCTAGTGATTTGATTCCTGAACTATTAGACGTTACAGACTCAAACGAGGTTAACGGTCAAGAAGTCAAAGCGTTTAATGATGAGAGTTTATTTGCCACCACCGCTAGCAATGTTGAGTTTTTGGCGTCTAATTCAACGTTTTCTAGCACTGGTGCGGCTGGTGCTGGATTAGCTGCATTCGAAGGTTTAACTATAGGTTCTGATTTTACTATAGCAGGAACCACAAGCAATAACGGCTCTTTTACTTACAGATCTTACAATACAGATTTGGTCACTGCAGAGCCGCCAGACTTTGAAGGGTTCACAAAATATATCATTGAGGTTGATGAGTCTTTAACAAATGAGACTGTATCAACTGAGGTGGTCTTTGATACCGATTCGTTAGATTCAGATATTATAGGTCCGTTTATTGTTCCTGGAGACACGGAGGAAGTCTGGTTTGATATTGTTGCTAGTCGTGGATTGGCAGATAGGCGAGCTGGTGATAGCCTTAATGTAACAGTGAATTTTGATTTAATTCTAGAGTTAATTGATAGCTCTGACAATGTGATTAATACAGAAACAACCAGGGTTTCAATTGTTGACAACACGTTAGACCAAAGGTTTTATACATTCAAAGTCATTCCTGCAAGCCCTGGCTCTCGTTATCAAGCGAAGGTTCAAAGAATAAGCGCCACAGTAAATGATTCATCATATTACGACACTACAAAGTGGACCAGGTTGGGCGGCGTTAAAAGGATAATTAATTTTGATCAAGGAAATGTCACCAGCATACTTTTAACAACACAAGCAACCGAACAGGCAACAAAAGCTCAAGAAAGAAAATTTAATGCTGTCGTGACTAGAAAATTAAGAACGTACACCACATCGGGCGGCGTTATTGTTCCCGCATTAACCGAAACTACTAGATTTGCCGACGCGTTATTAGAGCACATGACAAATAGCTTTATCGGTAATAAGCCAACATCAGAAATCGATTTAGACGAACTATATACAATACAAGAAGATCTAGACACTGACCCGATTTACGGCTCAGTCCTTGGCCGGTTCAGTTATTCATTCAGCAACGAGAAGTCAAGCGTAAAGGATGAGATGTTAACTATTGCAAATGCTTGTCGAGTATTCATTAAAAAAAATGGTAGTCTACTTGAATTTAGTCGAGATGAAATAAGGACAACAAGAACAACTCTTTTTAACACAAGAAATAAAAAGCCAAGATCTGAGAAAAAAACAATTAGAATGCAGAGGCCTAATGATTTTGATGGCGTAGAAGTTCAATGGGTATTTGAAGATACTGGTGAATCATTCACCGAAGAATTTAATAATGGAACAGCAATTAACCCTAAAAAAATTGAAGCTGCTGGAATAAGAAATTTTAGACAAGCATGGAATCGCGGACGAATAGAATTCTTAAAAATAAAGCTTCAAAGAGAATCGGTGAAATTTGAATCCACCAAAGAGGGGTTATTTTCACAGGTGGGGGATAGGGTTGCGAACGCTGATGGTACGGATGTTTTTGCCCAAAGTGGCGAAGTTAAATCAATTTCAACATTAGATATAGAAACTTATACGCCAATTGATTTTGATGGAAACCCAAACGCGACCGTTATATTAAGAGATGAGGCGGGAGCGGTTAATACAGAAATAACCGTGACCCCAAGATTAGACGGTATAGATGGCTTTATATTGGCTGGACTACCTTCGTTCACTATTCGCGTTAGAGGTGATTTAGATTATCAAGTTGGAACCCTTTATACCTTTGCCTTAACCGGAGAGGAAAAAATAAAGGATTATATATTACAAAGACGAACGCCTAAAGGTGATGCTTATGTGACGCTTGAATTATTAAATTATGATGCTGATGTTTATTCTCCCGATACTGAAACGCCACCGCCACATGAAACTACATTAACAAAAGTTACTCTAGATCCAGTAGCTAGCGGGAACATAATCGAGGATCTGGGTGTTGCGTTAAGCTTGGCTGCAGCTGAAACTTTAGCATGGGATTTGGCGGCTACCGGAACTTATGAAGCTGAGAGTAGTATTGCCTTTGGTAGAGAGGTATTTTTAGTTGATACATTCGGCAACTGGACTATAACGGGTACAGGTGACGTTAAGTCAGACAGTGATGCGGGCGATTATAGGCCAAAAGTGGTAGGCGATGACCCTATAAATTACGAGATTAAAATAACGCAATCTGTCAATTCTGGATCTGGTTCTGTGGTGGCGCTTGGCGGCGTATCATTTGGATCGTTTGTTCAGCTGGACGGCGGCGAAGGAATAAGAGTGTTACAATCAACAGCAGGAACAACAAACGTTTCAATCACAGTTGAAATAAGAGAAATAGCGACACCAGCAAATACAACCGGCGTAGCTTCATTTATTTTCGACGTTACAGGTGTAGATCCGATATAGGTAAATTATGAGCCAGTGGTATGACAAAACAAAGACAACTATCGGAAAAGGGAACCTAGATCTAAATTCTCTATCAGATCCTAAGATGATTGCGATAGAAGAAGGGCTGTATACTTTTAGCCAAGGTCACGATTTCTTAAACGATATTCCGGTGGGGGCAAGGCTAGCTACCATAGATTTAACTAACGTGACGTTTGGTGTATCATTAGAGTCATATTTAGACGCCGATAACCCTACGTATTTAACTCCGGCTGTAGGTGTTGTAGTTGCATTTGTTATTTTTAATGATACGGCTGTTGAGTCAACAAGCCCTTTGATTTTATTTATCGATTCAGGCGTCACACTGCCTATTACGACTGAATCAGGAAGAGATCTAGAAATAACATTTAATGCAAATGGTATAGCAAAATTATAAGAGGTTAGCATGGCACTTACAGCAGCAGAATTAGACAGATTAGAAGCCAACATTGCAGCGGCTCAGGTTTGGGTTGAAGGCGACGAAAATGCCGAAGGAACGGCTGATAATGGCCGAATGTTTGACTCTATAACCAAAGTTAATGCCGCTGCAACGGCAGCTTTTGACGCTCATATAGCAACCTTAAATATAGTTGATAGAATTGCTTTTAGAACAAGGGTCGACTTACAAGCTGCTGCAGCTGGCCTTCCTGATGGTTTGTATCATGTATGGGCTGATTTAAATTTAGGTCGGCTAGGCGCTTATCAAAATACATCGGGCGTCATTGTAAAAACTGGCGGAATAACATTTGATGAACTATCAAAAACTAGCATAGAAAGATTAAACGATGATCAAAATGTCATAACTCAATCGGCTATTAAATTTTCCCCTACAAAAGATCCAAATACAACATTGCTAAATGGGGCGCAGTTTTGGGACGGAACCCAAACAGCAGGCGCAACAGCGTCGAGCGGCGGTTTATTTATTGGTACCGGTGTTATTGGTAATGGTTCATCATTAAGAGCTAGATTTGCAATAAACGCATCCGAATTAGCAAAGATGGGTTCGACCAGGCGAGCAAGATTCGTAATTACACTGGATACTTCTGATGACTGGCTGCAAGAGAACTCAAACAGCGGTACAGATGATACCGTTTTAACGCCGCTAGTCGATAAGAATTTCTCTGGATCATTTGGCCCAGGTATCGACACGCGCTACGTTCAGATAGATACTAATACAGTATCAATTGAATTTGATTATGATTTTGACGGTGATGAAACTTCAGTAAGAGCGATCATTCAACTATCTGGATCTGCCGAGGCTAGCGTAGCTGATAACTTCGCATTTATACGCTCAGCGCAATGGTTTCCTAATGACGCCGAAGGTGTTACTGATGTATTAAATAATAGTATCGCTACAACAAGCTTTACTGCTGGCGAATTAAACAGTGTAATAATGCCAAGCATGGCACCAGCGGACGGTGCAGTATCAAACGATTTAAAAGATGGTATCGAAATACCTATAGGCTCTACTGGTTCGGCTTCTCAGGCTAAATATGAGATGCCTATGTTTGGAACGCCTTCAGGAACAAGGGTTCTACTAACTTATTTCTTTGAAACTTCGACAAATATAGATATTGAAACGCCTTTGACTAGAGCGGTTTTTGCTAGGTTAAATGATGGCACAACTATTGACACTGGATTCGTTAGCTCTATTACAGAAATAACTTCTACGACATGGGAGGGTAAAGCTGAATACACTTTGGATGGAACGGAAAGAGGAATAGAGTTTTTTGTTTTATTCGATTCTTCTCCATCGGCAAGAACATCATTGGCAACAATTAAAATAACTGGTGCAGAATACTCTATCGTCTCAACTACAGCAGACCAAAAACCCTTAGAACAAGTGCTGCAATACAGAGAATCTATTGAAGTTAATCGAGATAATAGAATTTCTTATAGAGACTCCAATACTGTAGAGGCTGATGGTTCCGGTGATTTTACAACTGTCGTTGCCGGCGTTAATGCTAGCGGTGGCGGCATAACATTTAATGAACCAAATGTATCTTTTATCGGTGCTGGCGATTACTTAAATGAAGTTACTGAGTTTGTTGATATAGAACCTCAATATTTCCAAGACATTAAAACCCTACGCCACGAAGAAGATATAGTTATTGACGGCAGACAAGCGCCCGCAACACCAAATCAAGATTTAATAGAAACATTATTTATTAAGCATTCTGGCACATATAGAGGGTTCACCGCTTTAGCTGAAAACTCTCGTTACCCACTTCATATAGAATCTGGAAATAGTAACGATAGAGCAACGCAGGTTTTTGAAGATATAACCGCTATACATTTTGGTGCCGACGGGTGGTCTAGCCCGAGTGCATTTGGGGTAGGTCATCATGACGGATTAACGCAAAAATTTAGACGTGTTACAGGTATTGCCCACGATGGCGGCGCTTTTGGATTTCATAATAATTCCGATTGGTTTTTTGGAATGGATTTATTAGTTGAGGATTCTCAGTTTTGGTCTGGCGAGACTGACGGAAATGTTTTGTCATGCTCTAGCCTTGGTGCTGGCGTTATGTCATCGGCAACCTTTAGAAACTGCTCAATAAACGGAACATTAGTATTAATTAATTCTGGCTGGCTTTCAGCTAAAATAGAAAATCAACCAGCTAATAGGTGGGAATACAAGCTTACATTTGATAATTGCTCTCCTTTCGATTGGATTGCACCGAATGATGATGCTAAGGCGTTTATATTGCAAAGCTTAAACGCTGCTAATAGTGAGATAGTGCTAGGTGGTGACGCTTTACCTTTCTTATTCGGAAAACGCGCAGATATCAGGAAAGGCGGCGTAGGACTTCCAGCTAAGGCTTTTAGTTATCACGCTATAACTACCGATGGAACTGACCCAGGCGTTGAGCTAGAGGCTAGATTAGGCGATAGAACCACATTACCAACGTTGCAACTAGATATGACTTTTGACGGCGGTTCGCTAATATCAATAACGCTTGACGAAGATTATACCACGCTAACAAACCCTCAAGTAATCGCATTACTTCAGGCAAAGCTAGACACCGCTCAAGGTGGTGCGACTGGACGTATTTTTGCCGAAAACTTGGGAGAGTGGCGAAACAATGCGCCAGTATTTCAGCCAAGCAGGGAAGGATTTGAAAAAAATGAAGATACAACAGCTATTTTAAAAGGTCATGCACTCGCCAAGTCTGCTAATGGTGTAGTCTTAATGACTAGCGCAATGGCTGCTAGTAGGTTTGCTGGAATAGCTTTAAAGAGCGCGGTTGTAGGCGAGCCTGTCAGATTTCAGGCATCTGGAAGGATTAATGAAGTAATGCTAAGAAGTCCAGTTGGCGCCAAGGTTCTATTTGACACGTGGGAAGTTGGCGGAACGGACGGCCAATTAGTTATAGGTACAACAAACCCGATTCTAAGGATTTTCAAGACACCTTCTTTTGGTACCACTTATGAATTTATAGGGCGTGAGACTTAAGCTCTTTTAACTTACCTTTATAGTATTTCTCAATAGCCCTGTAATCATCGGGGGTCCTTTTTACAGTGCCGCCTTTTAAGTTTAAGAGGCGGTTAACTCTTACACTTCCTATTTTCTTAATTAATCTCTCTTTATATTCCCCTGAATCTCCACCTTTGAAATAATTACAGTGCAATCTCTGTCCGTGAATATTATCTTCGTCATAGCGAATCTTAGGGTTGTTTCCTGACTCAAGAAAATGACCAGCTTGAAAGTCTTTACCTAAAGGCTCTCCGCAACAACTGCAGCCTTTTCCTGAGTCTCTAGCTCTAATAAAATCATGACAAGCTTTCTTTGCTGCATCTTTTCTAGTCTTAAGATTGTTTTTCTTCGCTTTGTTAATAGCTTTACGTTCGACTTGCTCAATCTTCTTTCTTCCCTTGGATTGATTTTGAATGGCATATTGGATAGCGTGCTCCCTATTACAGAAAGCGCTCAAATTAGGTATAAACATAGTTTCGCGAATCTTACTTACACCGCAAAATTTACATTTTCTTCTACCCATGATTACAGAACCCTTCGTGAATATTGATTCTCGCTTTTTCAACCTCTAATTTGGCACGCCTTATATCTTTAAATAACCCTAGATAAATATGCTCGCTGTTATGGTTAATATAAGCTCTCCACTTTTTAGCAGGCTTATGCCAACTAACGCCTTTTATTCCTGATGTATTATCAGATCGCGTTTTCGAGTTTCTGACATTTTCAGAAATAGTACACTCTCTAAGATTTTTAATCCTATTGTTTGAAGAATCATTATCAATGTGATCAATAAAATCAGGCAAATAACCATGAAACATCAGAAATATTAACCTATGATTTAAATATTTTTTGTAGTTTATTCTGGTTTGCATATAACCATCAGCTCTAGCGTAACCAGCAGCCGCACCTACCTTGCATTTTGACCCTCTAGATTTTCTATTGGTTAACACGCCAGTTTCTGTATTGTAGTGGAACAAGTCTTTTACTTGATCTTGTGTAATCATCATCTTTCACGCCTCTTGTATTCGGTACACTTAACAATTATAGCTACACCAGAATAAGTATAAACCGGCTTCATACTCTCAAATTTTAACTTGCTGCAATCTTTGCCATTCACTACGCATCGCGTGCATTGGTATTGATGAGGGTGAGAAGGCAATTCAATCATCAGAATCTCTCTTAGTAGGCCATGGCACGTGAATACCGAACTCAGATAGCTTGAGGTTAATCGGTTCGAATATCTCCTGATACTGCCCCCTTAAAGGCTTGGTTGTTGATTCTTCGTTAAAGTAGACCCTTTGAACTGGTCGCCACACCTCATCCTTTACGATATCCATAGTCCACTTGACATCAATTCCTTGTTTAAAAAACATATTAAAAGTTATCCCTTTCTCATTTAGCACTTCAGAGACTTGCTTGCAATAAACCTGCAAAGCTTTTCTCTGTTTATCGCTTCTTTGCTTACCTGTTTTAGTGTCAGTCCTGAGATGCTTATGCTTTTTAAATTGAGAGCGCAGGTAATCAATGTGATCATAGAGAGACTTTTCGCTGTTAATTATGGTTTTCATTTGCTGTCAGTTTTATGGATTTTTCTATCGTTATCTATAAAGCTAATGCAGTCAGAGACAACACCTAGAGCAACATAAACCTTGTTGCCTTGAGTAAAATAACCCTCCGGTAAATCATCTATATAAAGGCCTTTCATGTTGTCGTGATATTTTGCCCCTTCAAATTCATAAGTTTCAATTCTCATCACTCGCCCTCTATTAATTCTTCTATGCTTTTACAAATATTTGCAATTATGCAATTCATACGTGGATCACCATCGTTAATGTCTATTTGATCGTAATAGGAGTCAATTAGCTCTTGTATCTTGGCGTTAGGTGTTGAGTTTATAGTAAGCTCAACATACTCATCTGTACTAATACAAACTTTATCCGCTTTAACGCACTGTATACATAAATATTTATCACTCATCATTAATACCTATTAACTGCTTTAAATCATAAGCTGCAAAGGCGTAAGCCTCTTGTTCGTATGGCGGTCTTTGAGGGTCTTTCTCTCGCTTTTCATATTTAACAATAAGCTTTTCAAGTTCGGCGTTAGATATTGAGTTTTTAATTCTTGCGCTAGCTCTCCTGTATACCGCGTGCCTTTGTGTTTTATCAATAGTTGTATCACCCCAGACATCAATCGGCATGTTTAACACACCATGCAACATAATATCACTCATCCCCACAACTCCTTTTCATTGCCAATCCTATCAATAATCTCGCAGTCTTTCTCGACCCGATAACCATCAAATATAAATATACCACCCATGAACCAAGCCAGAGCCGAACCACCATTATAAGCAACTAAGTATCTAGTTCTCTCGACGGGTGTTATAAACTCAAAGCCTGGCTGGTTCATTTAACTATTTCATCAATTAAAAATACCGCGCAAATAGATAAAAGAGTTAGATATATGCTAAAAACCCCAGTAATTACGGCGATCAAAGCGCTATTCATTCCTATCGTTAATTGATCAATTCCAAAAAACATAAAAACTACAGTTACCATTGACATAATAACCACCACAGCCATACTTAAAACTTTATTGTAATTCATGCTCTAGACTCCACGTTGCATAACCGCTAACAATATGGTTGATAATTTCTTTTGAATCAATACGACCATTAACGGCAATAAACCCTCTAAGCTGACTCACAGATAACTCGAGATCAATTGAAATCCAACGAACTAATAACGGCGATAACTCACAAAATTGATTAAATTCGTCACCACCAAAGTCATTTTGAATTATCACTTGATTAAACGTCAAAAATAAATTTTCTAAATCGTGGCTACATCCACCTAAAACACAAGATTTAACCAATACATTCGACACTTGATTAGCCTTATATTTAGAACCAAGCAATTTAGCGATATTGTGATTGCATCCATACTTATCGCATAATTGATTATATTTATTAGCTAGTAATGCGTTCATTGCTTTAACCCCTCTAATGACTTTTCTTGCCTAGGAAACACCGTGAACACATCAGCCCCCAAGTAATCAGCTATTGCATAACACTTGTAAATTGAAGGGTTCTCAATAATTCCTTTCTCAACATCAAAGATATAACTCTTGGATGAGTCGGTTTTATCCGCCAACTCTTGAAGAGTACAATCAATAGATCGCCTTAACTTTCTTAAATTATTCATACTTACACCTATTGCGATAACGAACTTAATTATAGTATAGCGAACCAATAAAGCAAGTTAATTTTTTCTTAATTTCTGTTCTTCATACCATTTTATAGCATCTTCATCACTCATCTTATCACTATCCACATTATGAGCCTCTACAGCTTTCTCATGAGCATTCTCAGATCGATTGGCAATATCTTTAGCCCTCTTTTTGTCTAATTCTTCACTAGCGCTATTATCTGGCTTTGGCAAATCCTCACCATGCATGCCTTTAAACATCCTTGTAAATGTCGAATTAGCATCTTTAACTGGCTTGTTATAGTTTTCCCTGATGAATATTCGTCTAACGTGGTTGAATTGCTTAGAAGAGAATCCTCGACGCTTTAAAGAGTCTCTTGTTTTATCGCAAGGTATCCAATTTTGATCAACGGTTGTTATCATAATAAATCCTCGTTACAGGTTGCTAGGTTAATCATATTTTTGAGTTATTAAGCTTATCTCTTTCAAGCAAAAGTAAGCCAGATTGAGTGTCAATTAATATAGTTAAAGCTTCGCATGCTTTATCTATCTGCTTATTCCATTCGACTTGGCATTCACGCTCATTATTAAAAATAAACAACGGATTACCTGGACGTTGACGAAATCCAGTGTTATCAACGGGTGATATAATTCTTGAGGTTATTTTCCCTGACTTGCTTACTGGCCTAAAATGACACTTCGAATAATACACAGTTTTATTTTTTGGCAAATCATCGTTACTGAACACTTTGACTTCTGTTGGCGGAACGTTTCTTAGTGCTTTTTTTGCTAGATCTGGCCTTAAATAGTGGCACATTTTAACTTTTTTAAATAATTTGTGAGTAAGCGCCTCATACTCCAGCCGCTCTTTATCATCAAAACCGTCAATTTGACTTTGAATTACTTCTTTTAGATTAATTAAATCTTGTTTGTCCATCATTCAATCCTCTTAATTTATAACTGTGTCTAATTGATTTTAAGGTTCATCATTTCAATATCGTACTGAATTGATTCCATGCACTCGGTTAAATGTTTAACTTGCTCATTAAGGGCTTCGAAGTAACTCTTTAAGTCGTTAATTTCAGTCCTCATGCCCTTTTTAACATTTAGTATCTTATCGTTACCACCTAGAATATCAGCTAGCTTGTGGACACCTTTAGCTTTCTTAAACCAGTTTTTATTTCCATTCAGCTTTAATGTGCCAGTAGTAGGCCAAATGTCACCTATACCGTTTAATCTAATATGTTTTGGGTATTCGTGTGTACCATCTAATATCTCGTAATCAGCCTTATAGCAAAGCTCTTTACATATATGCATTATTTCTTGTTTATTCATTGAGTCTGACCCCTACTGTGAATGTTAAAATTTAAAGTTAATTATGGCTACTTCCCCTTTAAAGCCTATCAAAGCTACCATTGCTGGCGGGTACTAGATATAGAATGTCAGTGTTGCTTCAACCAATCAATCTATGTAAAACGTTAAAGTGATAAATCTAACGAGTCCTTTAATAAGGGGATAACTCTCAATGACAAAGCCCAGTATCCATGAGTTACACAATAATCAACTATCCTTAGTTAATACCATTTTAAATCTAGCGTGATTGTCGATTCATTTGTGCTGTTAAGAATTAATCTTTATAAGGACTTTAATTAGTATAGATAAATTGGCAGAAGGTATGGGATTTGAACCCATGTGACACAATGGTCGCACTCCTTAGCAGGGAGGCCCGATAAACCAGACTCTGGCAACCTTCTGTAATTTGGCGGAAGACCTGGGGTTCGAACCCAGAAGACCAACTAAGGACTGACGGTTTTCAAGACCGCTGCAATTGCCATTTCTGCCAATCTTCCATTTATCTATACTAACTATCTGAGGAAGTGTTTATATGAAGGGGAGCTAGTAACTAAATCTAGTACGGATTTTCACCGCGTAACTCCGAGTTGGATAAGTATTGGTTAACTCATTCCTAGAGAACCGTCTGCCAAGGATTTTGCCAGCTCTCACGGTCACTTACCGCCTTGGTCGTGCGACAGATAGTTAATCTGTAAACTCCACCACATATAAACACTTATTGCTTTGAAGGGTGTCCAGACTATCTCTTGTTACATATACGGTGATTTCTCATAGCCGCGATAGTCCAGACATAAAAAAAGCCCTTAACTTAAAGCAAAACCTCAGTTGGAATCGGCCAATTTAGTTAAAAAAGTAGACAAATAAACTAAGGCTTCTGAAATATTGCTCTAAGTTAAAGACTTTATGTCTGTCTACTTTGTAATAAAAACACTGATTCCACTCAGCCCCTAGATCTTATATCACCTCCTTTTTATTATCAAGTTTATTTAACTCTTTTAGCGCCTCAACTGCATCTTCATGTATAATTAGCTCTGCATAATTATCGCTACCAATACCAAAAATATAACTTCTATGTTCTGGCGTTCTAGTTTGTTTTGTTGGCGCTTGCGAGCATTGTTTACCCTCAACCATCATTGTTAGCAATTTCTCGTCAGTAGTCATCCGTTTATCCTCTTGTAGCTTATAAATTCTTTCTTGCTTGGAAACTTAAACTTAGCTACGCTTTTATTATAGAAACGCTCTTTCCTTTCCTTGCATTTAACGCACAAATCCTTAAATCCAATACCGTTTGTGAAGATTAATGTTAGCTTGTCAAAGTAATTATTGCAGTGATCGCATTGACATCCATCAGGGAATACGTACTTAGTAACCATGCCTGCAAACTTATTCACTCTATTCTCCTTTGTTGTCTAGTTTATTTTCATAATAGGTCTTAATAAACCCAGTCATGTGATCAAGATTATTGAAAACACCCAGCACAACAGATGCATATCCAGGCATTAAGTTATCTTCATAAATAATCCAGCCATTACACACTTTTTCAATTCTCACTATTTATTCTCCTATTTATTTCGTATAATTCCATTACAGTTAATATCTGCATGCGTTTTCCAGAATCCTGGCATGCTAACTTATTATTAATAATTTCATAATCATTCGTCTTATACTGACTCTTCTCACACCTTTCAATATTTAGCCTATCGTGTCTTATCTGAATAAGAACATATATCGCAGCTATAACAAGTAAGAATCTCATCCAATATAAAAGGAAGCCTTTCACTTTTGATTGTTTTTTGCCTCCGAAATCATACAGCCATCAATAAAGTCTAAAATTTTAAATCCAAAGAAGCCAAGTAGAAATAACAAAACAAACCCCAATACAATTGCCGCCGATAAAGTAATTGAAGATATGTCTTGTATTGCTACCGAATATTTCATTAGAATTTCTGCACTACCACGTACATATCTAGATCTCTAATGGCTTTTCTAACCGCGACACGATCAAGCTCGAACTGCTTTACCTTTTCCTTCAACCTCATAGCTTCAAGCAATAATTCAGTAGGATCTAAATCCTTTAATTCACTACTCACAATGACTCTCCCTGCTTTTCATTGTCTCTTTGGCTGTCGGAGGTCTATTGCCAGAACCCTTAACAGAGCTGACCATTGAAACCTTTGGTATAAAGGGTGTGTTTTTTATTGTTCTTTCGGCTGTTTTAGTGCCAGCACTCTTAAGTCTTAAGCATGACATTATTTACATTCCTTTAAGCCGAATAATTTAGAAAGATGATCAATTATCTCTACCGCTTGCTTTTTATTTATCCATACGGAAGAATCGTGTTCGCAAGAGCCGCATTCAGCTTCAATTTCAACCTCTGAATCGTGATCAACGATACCGGATATTTCAATTTGTCCGATTATAAGCGGTTTCATCATTTAAACTCCTTTCTAACCAACTCATCAATAACACGACCGTTAGCCTCATGCTTACTATCTAAGTGTTTCATTGTCTCAGGGCTAACAGTTGTAATTAGCTGGACACGCTTTAATTTTTCGGATACCGGTGGGCGTCCTCGTTTAAATTTATCTTTCTTCATAATGGCCTCGTTGTTAGTGGAATAACCCCATACTAAGTTAATTTAACCCTCATTACAAGCAATATTAAAATAATATTAAAATAACTTGCAATCTAAATTTATGCGCGTATATTGGAGTGACTGAAACGAAACGCTAACTAAGAGGAAAGAAGAATGACGGACTTAGAAACTATTCAAAAGCTATCTGCAAAACTTAAATTAACAGAGGGAAATTTTCCAAGCGTAATTGATGATAAATATAAGTTGGAAAATGATGATTTTGATAAACGTGCTTATGAGTCCGACAAGTCTTTGTATTTTCAAGATGTTGACTGCTTGGTTAAAGCGTTATCTTTTTTCAATGAAAAGATAGCTGTTGAACGGGCGTTAAGTATTATTTAGTTAATTCACCAGTACCCATTAAGCCCGTACTATTAGATTAGACGGGCTTTTGAGGTGCTGCCATTCTGAGTGAAAAGCAGACTACGATAAAGGTAGAGATAAGCTCAAACCGCAATTGAGGACAATAAAATGATAGCGCAGGGGTAACGCCCTAAATGTTGAAAGTGAAATTTAAACGGTGGAGGTTGACAACCTGTGAGGCCGGACATTCCTAGCCCCTTAATTGGGGTTTTTGGGTGCAAGCATTAAAACAAGGGAATAACAATGTTAAAAGAATATGTAAAGCAAGAATTCTTAGACCTGCCGGTGAAGCTTTGGCCTGACGTTATGGTAATAGAATTTATCATCAAAACTATTGAGCTCGACACTGATGTTTATGATTCTATCGTTAATATTGATCACGCAGACCTGTATCAACATATGGCAGAGAATGCAAACTACAAAACTCAAAGAGAAATAAATGAGATTAAAAACGCGATGATTGTTAACGCTAAAAATCAAATCAGTCTAATTATTGAAGAAATTGAGGAAGATTTAGAGGGTGAAGAAACAGATCACGGAATGAATAACAGTGATTTTTTAATGAAAGAATATCTATGAGGGCGGGATAATGAAAAAGCAAGATTGGCGGGAGTTAGGTTGGGCGGTTGTGGTAATAGCTGCGTTCTTAGGGTTGGTTGCTATGGAATTTGCTGTTATGGATGGAGTATGGCCGTTATGAGTAACGAAAGAGTAGAAGTTATTACAGATATGGATAATGAAAAATATCATTCATTAGATTCATTTTCGTCAAGCCAGATAAAGGATTTTATTAATCATCCGCCGGCTTATTTTAGAGCTAAATATATTACTAAAACACTTGACAGGAAAGAAACTGATGCTATGAAGATGGGTACAGCTACCCATACTGCATGGATGGAGCCAGAAAAATTTGATTTAGAATATGCTGTCGAGCCGATTTGTGATGGCAGGACAAAAGCAGGAAAAGAAATCAAAGCAATTTTCGCAATGGAATCTGAAGGAAAAATAATCCTCACATCAAAGCAAGGCTCTAAATTAATTAAGATGTGCAGATCTTTAGACAATAATAGAAACGCAAGAAAATTACTCAAAAATACAGACATTGAAAATAGTATCTTTTGGACTGACCAAGAAACAGGGTTAGACCTAAGGATTAGACCTGATATTTGGAGAAAAGAACATTATATTGCCGACTTAAAAACCACTAGAGACGGTTCTATAGAAGGATTTTCAAAAGTTATTTATGACTTCGGATATCACATCTCTGCGGCTATGTATTTAGACGGTGCGAGTAAGTTAGGTGTAGAGATAGAAGACTTCATTTTCATTTGTGTAGAAAGCAGTCCTCCTTATTTAACTTCGGTTTACACACTTTCTGAGGCGGCTTTAGAGATTGGTAGGAACGCATATAAAAAAGCACTTTTAGGTCTTGCATATTGTATAGAAAATAATGACTGGAAGGGTTACAACGATGACCAAGTAGCAGAAATTTCACTTCCATTATGGGTAATTAACAGGGAGTTATCATTATGAATGATTTAGTAAAATCAAAATCAAAAGACATTTTTTCGTTTGACGGCGGAAACATGGTTGAAAATATGAAGATGGCTGAGATGATATCTAGCTCTGAAATGGTCCCTAAAGCATACAAAGGTAAACCAGGTAATGTAATGGTAGCAGTTCAAATGGGCCAAGAAGTTGGATTGAAGCCAATGCAGGCACTACAAGGTATTGCTGTAATTAACGGAACTCCGTGTATTTGGGGGGACGCTTTGATTGGCTTGGTTCGAAGCAGCCCTCTTTGTAAAAAAATAACTGAAACATTCGACAGTCAATCTATGACGGCTACATGTAGCGCGATTAGAGATGGCGAAGAAGAGAAAACCACTACATTCGACAAAGGCGATGCAATACAGGCGGGGTTATGGGATGAAAGACCACAAATTACCTCATACGGAAAACAAATGTCCAACCCTAGCCCGTGGTTTAAATATCCAAAAAGAATGCTTCAAATGAGAGCTAGAGGGTTTTGTTTGAGGGATTTATTTGCTGATGTATTAAAAGGTTTGTCGGTGGTTGAAGAAATTCAAGAAGTACAGCCGATGAAGGAAGTTAACGAAGCGCCAACAAAGAGCGAAAAAGCAAGTAAAGTCACATCATTCCTTCAAGATGAACCAGAAGATGCTGAAGAAGTGATTGAGTCAACAGGTGAGGTTATTCGATTTGCTGATTACAGCGATCAAATAGAATGCTGCACATCAATTGAAGAGTTAGTTGGGTTGGGTAAAGAATTGGCAAAAATTCCAGAATGCGACGAACGACAAGAATTGATGGATCAATATAACTCTAAAGGAAAATCACTTACATCAACAAAAAATGGATCGGTAAAATGAGTGAAATAGCATTAGTTGAAGTGAAAAAAGACCAAAGACTAGCTGTGTTGACAACAGGATTAGATCCGTTGATCGACAAAATAAAACAAGCGGCAGAGTCTTCTAGCTCGGATATTGACACAGCGAAAGGCCGAAAAGAAATAGTTTCCAATGCGTTTAAAGTAACAAAAACAAAAACGTACTTGACAGAGCAAATCAACAACCTAATTGAAGAGAAAAATAAGGAAATTGAACCGACACTGAAGATTATATCGCTATTAAAAGATAATCAAAAAATAATGGAGTCTCAATTATCTAGATTATCGAAGGATACCCGTAAAACCGTTACAGACTGGGAGGAAACCGAAAAAGAAAAACTTCTTGCTGAACAAGAAAAAATAAGAGATGAAAAATTGGCTGAAGAAAAAGATCGAGATCATGAAATAGCCAACTTTATGCATGATAATTTTTGTAGGGAACAGGCGGAAGCCATTGAAGCTGAAAGAATTGAACAAGAAGCTGTTGCTGCAAAAGCTAAATCTGATCAAGAAACGCGAGATAAGAAGATAGCTGATGATGCTACAGCCAAAGCAAAGTCTGAGGCCGAAGAAGAAAAGAAGCAAGCAATTCAAGATAAAGTCGATGCTGAAGAGCGAGAAAAGCAAGCTGAGATAAGCAAGTTAGCTGCAGAAAAATCTGAGAGACAACAAAAAATTCAAGCCGAAAAAGATGCGGCGGACGCGAAAATTCAAGCTAAGAAAGATTCTGATGCTGCTGCTGAGCAAGCCAGACTTTCGGAAGTAAAAAGGCAGGACGATCAAAAGGCGGCTGTCGAGGCGGAACGATTAAAGACTGAAGCCAATACGAAGCATGTAGGATCTGTAAGGCGCGAAATTAAAGAGCATTTAATGACCACTTGCAAAATAGATGAATCCTTATCTATAAAAATAGTTAAAGCCTTATTGAAAGCTCCGAGAGTGACAATTAATTATCAAATAACAAAGAGTATGCAAGATGAATATTAAAAGCATTATAAACCCTTTAATATTTGGACGAGAAGGTATTGATGATAATGCGTGGAAGATAAGGACTAGCGTAACAAATAGCAAGTTAATGTCGAACCTTAGAATTCGGTGTCAGAACACTTATTTATTCATATCAGAACAAGGTATTAGAAAGCCAAATATCTTTAATCTAATATTGTTAATTGATGAGCCAGGTGATTTTTACTTCAATAGGATTACGCTTGGAAAAGGTCAGATAAACAACCAAGAACACCGAGTTATAGTGAAAGGTATTTTGTACGACCTTTTTAGAAAATCAATTGAAGATAAGCTACAAGGAATTGACACAAAATGAAACTTCTTATAGATGCGCTTATTTTATGCGGGTTACTCCTTAATAGAGATAACATTGACCCAGATATTTATTTTATATTTATAATGTTTGGAGCGTTCTTTTTAGGCTACCACTTAAGAGAAGTACTAATTCAGGATTAACCAATAGGAAAAGACTAAATGGCTACATCAGAAGAAATTATAAATAAAGTATTTTCAACAACAGGATCAAAGATCACTGAAAAAGATATTAGTCTTATTGTGTACTTGGCAACCAAAAATAAAAGCGACAAAGAAATAATTGATGCCACGGTTCAAGCGGTCGAACATTTGCAACATAAACTTAAAAATCAACCCGATTCTATAGTGGATATTTTCCACACTGAGAATGAACGAATTCTTGTAGATGCAAAGAAAGTAGTTAATCAGATATTAAAATACATTAAAAGCAACCAATAGGAATTGACTAAATGGACTACATACCAAAATTCTGCGCCTTGTGTATTGATGATGAAGAAACTATCGGTTTTTCAGGTTGTGGAGATACGCCAGAGGAAGCATTTCAAGAATTCATAAGTAACGGCGAGTTTGAAGATCAGTGCGCTGATTGGATTGCCGCTCCAGGTGATGACGTTGATATATACATTTATTCTGTGGTTGATGTTAAAGAATCTGATTGGCCTGAAGAAGCTATAAATCCTAAATGGGAATGGTGTCTCGACAAGAAAGTAGAGACAAGAACTACTGAAGCAGTTTAACAATAGGAATTGACTAAGATGAACAATAAAGACGTATTTACATTTAGCCAAGGTGTCGTTCAGGGTAGAGGGGAGGTAGTTCTCAAAATTAAAGATATTATTTCCACTCAAATCTACGATCATCAAATTGAAACATTACATCAAAAGTTTAACTATCACCGAGCATATAATAATTTAATGGGTGATTTAGAAAAGTTAACGCAAGGAATTGACTAAATGGACTACATAGGGTGAAAGTTTTAGATTTATTTTCAGGCATTGGCGGCTTCTCTCTTGGGTTGGATAGAGCGGGATTTGAAACAGTTGCTTTCTGTGAAATTGAAAAATATCCCCGCAGCGTACTAAAAAAGCATTGGCCAGATGTACCGATCGCTTTAGATATTAGAAAACTAAGTTACAACTTTAAAACCAAACAACTTTTTTACAAGTATAAGGTGATTTATGTCGGATCAATTGAACTTATTTGCGGAGGATTCCCCTGCCAGCCATTTAGTATTGCCGGAAAGCAAGCGGGCAAAGAAGATGACCGTCACCTCTGGCCAGAAATGTTTAGGCTTATTAAGGAGGTCAGGCCCAGTTGGGTTATTGGCGAAAATGTTGCTGGGTTCATACCAATGGCACTCGACAATGTGTTATTTGACTTGGAAGGCGAAGGCTACGAAACACAATCATTTGTTATTCCAGCTTGCGCCGTCGGCGGTATCCATAGACGCGATCGGGTCTGGATTATTGCCAACACCGACAACGATGCATCGAGACTTAAGTTTGGGGGCTGCGCAAAGAGCGAAAAGCAAAGGTCAGCAAGTTCGACTTCAGGGCGCAGTGAAAATGCTCCAGACTCTGACCGCTGCGCCGATGGGGAGCAACATTTGCATGAGGCGAGTTCGCAATCAAACTACGGTAAAAGAGCGGTTCATGATGTGGCCAACTCCGAATACGGGAGACGGCGTAAGAGGCGCGAGGATTCCAGGCGGAAAGCGCGGGGCGTTGTTGACGGATGTTCTGGGCAAGCACAAAGCATTATGGCCAACGCCAACGACCAGAGATTACAAAGGGAGCAGGTCGCCAGAGGCAATGAAGGCGTCGGGGCGAGATCCAATGACCAACAGTTTGCCGGATGCGATGGTTCACAGCCATTCAGACCCATCGAGCCACCGACTGAACCCGCTGTTCGTCACAGAGATGATGGGCTTCCCGATAACGTGGCTAGATTAAAAGCTCTTGGAAATGCGGTTGTTCCCCAGATACCAGAAATGATTGGTAGGGCAATAATGGCGATAGAAGCTGATTAACGGCTTTCCGCTGAAATAAACAACTAATTTTAAATACAGGAATTGACCATGAACGTGTATAGATTAAATGATGTTGATTGGTATATGGCTGAAACACTTGAAGCGGCAATACTGGCTTGTGAGGCTGATGTCGGAGAGAGTAGAGAAGAGATTATTAGCGAGCCATATAAATTAACCGATGAAGAATTAAAAACTAGTGAGTTTAATTTTGAGGACGGTACTAAGGTTTCATTTAAAGAATATCTTGAGGCATTTATTGAACGTAATGATATAGAGCCTCAGTTTTTCGCAACAACAGAGTTTTAAACAGGAATTGACACAGATGACACTTAGCGAACAAACACCAATAGGACTAGATGCTTTAACGCTCTGTCGATATATAAAAAGTTGCGTGACTTTAGATCAACTAAAGGTTTGCGACAATATCCTTTGGAATTTCAGGCGCAAATATAAAGGTGAATCGGAAATAAAAGTAATGCTATTTGGAAATACTTATTTATCTTGGTTTTCTTCGCTTGTTGCGCAGTATGACTCCAAAGCCCACGACCTTATCATTAAAGGAATTGACACAGATGATTAAATTAAACGTAGAACTAATACCTTTTAATATCCCTAACTACGTGATCGTTAAGCGTCCACCAAGACCAAGAAATCAAGGCTTTGAAGAAGGACCGAAATATCACATATCTGAATTAGATGAGGATACATTGAACCAACTTTGCGATCAGTTTAAATCTGATGTATTAGCCAAAGCCAGAGCAGGAAAAGACCAGGATGAGTGAAAACAACATTTATACATACGTGGTTAATCATGGTGACGAATCGCCTTCTGTTGGCGCTGGCTCTGATGTTAACGGAGGTAAATTGCAAGCGGTTATGTTTGATGATGCTCTCTTAAAGCTTGAAAAAATGGAAGAGTTTCTAAATGAGCTGAGAGAAGAAACTGATTGCAATAAGACTCAATATTCTATTGACGATTTTTTGAATTAAAGGAGTATATGATGAAAAGTGAATTAGCAATAAAGCGGGAAGCATGGTTTAAAAGTGATGAAGCTATTAAGTGCTTAAATACCGCAACTTTAACTGCGGGTCCATATCTTAAGCATAGGTTAGAACGAGCATTCTTAGCTGGGGCAAAAGCAATGGATGATAAGCGGAGCGATAGTTTTGAAGCGGCTTTAAAGCCTGCAATAGAGTACCTAAAAGGCTGCCACCCGCATTGCTCCGTTATCGTTACATCACTTCACGCAGAGCTGTTAGAGGGTGTAGAGGTTATTAATGAAGAGGTTCCAGAGCTTTTTGAAGGTACACTAGAAAGCCTAAATAAGCTAACTCATAACTTACAGGTAAAAGACTAAATGGACTACATACCGGAACCGATAGAAATAGAGGCTGAATCAAAAAGGCTTGTTTCAATATTTGGCGATTTAGCCGAAAAAGTCTGTGATGAGATATTGGATAAAGCTATTAGTGGTTATGACTGGGACGCAGAACACGAACTTCCACTGTACCAAGGCGTTAAATTATATATCAAAAAACAGCAAGGAATTGACCGTGATTAAGTTATTAGAATCAATTTTCAATATCAAAATAATTAAACGACACAACTTTGATCTGTTAAAGCAAAGCGTTGATAACGTAGCTAAAATATACAAAGTTAAAGCGGGAGACTCCTATCATAATTGGGACTCTAAAGCTGAATTTAAACTAACTGATATTTCAGATATTTGCGTTGCTGAAAACATACTAAGCGATTAGCGGCTTTACTGGTAACTCAATAACCATCAGTGCTTGACTATATGTTTTAATAGGTTTAAGGTTAAGTTATGTAGTAAATAGTTAAGAAAACAAAGGTTTGACATACATGGCATTAGAGCATTTAATCACTAAAAAAGGGCGGGACTGGTTATTCAAAATAACTAAATTAGATAGCCCTTGGTATTTTCGCGACTGGTGTTTATTGGCCTTCTTTATGGGTTCACCTTGTACGATATTAGAGTTAAACAAAATCACTATTTCAGATGTATTAAGTGGAGATATAATTAATAAAAAATTCACTATTCGAGGTGATAAGGCATTAAACGGCGAATACAGAATAATGTACATCAATGAGGATCTTACTAAGTTGCTAAGAAATTATATTAAATCGATGGCTAATGTATATGAAAATGAACTCTTATTTAGAACCTTAAAAGGTGAAGGGTTTGCAATAACAAAAGTTAAAGGCAAGGAGAGAGCAGACTCTCTAACCCGTCATATATTAGATCTTTTACGTGAGTCTGGTATAGAGCAGCCAAGCGCAAAATCAGGCCGCAGAACGTTTGCTACGACAGCTTATAGAAACGGAATACACGTATCTGTAATCCATCATTTACTAGGTAATAAAATGCTTAAAACGACTGAGCGATTAATTAATAGCGACCCGTTGACTATGGGCGAAGTATCCATTAACGCTTATTAACTGGAGATAGAAATGAATGGTTTTCAAGAAAAAGTAGTTGAGAGAGCAGAAAGAAATATTCATGCGCTGTCAACTTGGGAGTGTGAATTTATCGAAAGTTTGCAGGATAAGCCTGATAATTACGAACTCACCGATAAGCAGAACCACATTTTAAATAAGATATCTGAAAAGGTTTAATCATGAAAATTAGATTTAGAGTGTGGGATCATCAAGAAAACCAGTTCGTGACAGAGCCTGTTTATGTTGGTGAAAACGGCATTGTTCTTGAGTGTGAGAAAGAATTCACCGATTGTGCTGACCCTGACAGGCTGGAAGCCTCGCAGTTTACAGGGCTTAATGATGGTACGCAGTGGATGCTTAGGCCAGAAAAGTACATCGACATTAAAGAGGAAGACTGGAAAGGAATACCAATTTTCGAGGGTGACAGAGTTCAATGGGTTAATGGAGATACTAAACAGCAAGAAAGCGCTATTGTTGATTGGGATGATGAGTATGCAGGTTTTGGCTTTCAATCACATTGCTTGGACTGGAATCACGCGCTTAAAGTTATCGGCAATATTTACGAAAAATAATTACAGGGAAGCTATAACGTGACCGAATGGATAACAATCCCATGGTTTTTAAGAGGTAAATTTAAGATGAATGAATTAATTATTAGATCGATTAAGAACGCGCTCGGTACAAAAATACATGACTTCAAGATCAGGCTGGATGAAGTGCTAGTAGATGATGATATCTATTCTGCCACATTTTCTTTTGAACCTAAACCAATCGACCATCCTGAAGTTAAACTGGTTAATGCTAATAAACACATCTTTCAGTTTGATGTTGATAAAGATGATAACAATGTTTATATGATTTGGGGTGAAGACGACCAAATGGAAGTAATAGCCGCAAACATCTATGCGTCATTATATTGGTATCAAATAACCGAGTCGGTGTAAATAGGGAAACTTAAAATGAACAGAGAATCATACGATGAAGGCTATAAAAAAGGGAAAAACTGGAAGCATAACTATGTTCCTGGTGGCCCGTTCGCCTGTGATGCTGAGAGTCGAGAAGAGAGAAAAGTTTGGCTTGAAGGGTTTCATGATGGGCTAGAGGTAAACCGATACAAAAAAACCGATAACGTCAAAGAGCTACTTAGTTCACTTAGCAAATAGGGAAAGTTTGAGTGAACGTTGAGCTAATAATATCGGCATTGAGAAATTCAGACCGCTATATTGAAGCGATCTATTCTCAGGGTAGTTGTTACCAATTTCATTTGTTTCTAAAGGTTGTATGTCCTCAAGCGACCCCTTTAATTAACGCCGCAAAGGATCATGTGATTACAGAAATAGACGGCTATTACTACGACATAATAGGTTTTGTTGATAGTGATGGCTTTACCCCTATGACGGCTGAAGATATGGAGGAAGCAAAAAACTGGAGTTTTTCAAGGTCGATGGCTTTATCAATAGGTGAGTGCCAACACTGTGAAGAGCCAATACTAATCTAACCAAGGGAAGTTAAAATGATTATCAAGCTAGAAAATAGACCAAGATTAATAGCAGACAAATCCGTCGATAGATGGTTTGTTGTTGGATCAAGTAATTTATCGGGTTTTTGGCCAACCTTCGAAGGTGCAAAAGAATGTCTTGAAGAAGAAGGTAAATCAGCCGTTAGATCAGATAACCAATAACCTCGGAATTTTTGACATGAATATATTATCGTTCAAAAAGAAGGGTTTATTTCAAGTTCATTGGCAAGTAAAAGCCACTGGATTTAAAAGTTGCGGCCAACCCGTTAGTGAAAACTGTGCTAACGCAAGCGCCAATTATGCGAACGCACAACACCCTGATATTTTACATTGGGTTGAACCCGCTAATTAATATAGGAATTTTTAACCATGAAGCAATCTAATTTATGGCATTATTTTGGGATTATTGGCGATTCTACTCCTGCCCCATGCAACTGCAGCCAAACATAGGGAAGGTTGATAATTTGTATCTGTCAAGCTAATTGATTATAATAAAGATTCAAATTAACTAAGAGTTACGAAATGTTAATAAAATGTATCATATCGTGCACAGGGATAATTGCTGGCACATACTCAAAGGAACTGACGTTGTTCTATTTGGGTTTGGCAGCATCGAGACAGCCGTAAGAATTGCGCGCTTGAACGACATTTTATTGACTTTTGAAAACTGCGAACTGGAGAAAGTAGCATGAGTGGAAACGATAAACCTCAGCCGCCACCACCAAAACCAAAGAAGAAGTCTAAGAAATGATTTCGTTTTTTGAATGGTTATTTAATCACGATCAGTACACTACAGGCTGCGCGATTGCGGCCTTTTTTCTATTTTTCTATTCAGTTAAGCCTAAATCATTATCGATGCTTATTTTGTTATTAGAGTTTTCTGCCTGCAAGATAGTGGCGGTCGCGGGATTAAAGACTACGAGCCTGCTGGATAATTCTGGACTATTTTTAGCTTACTCACTGATACAAGCTGTCGCAATTTATTCCCTATACATGTCTGCAAAGAAAGGTTACGAAATCTCTATATTAGTAACGGTATTAATATCTCTTGCTGCAATATACAACATTTTAATGATCGCCCCATACCACGGATACGCTGTTTTTGGCTTTTCTGGCGAACAAATGTATAATGTTTATTCAAATTTATTAGGTTTTATTATGTTAATGCAGTTATTTTATATGGCGTCTTACAACAAATTGCTGATAAGCAAGCTAGGGAAGCATGCAAGAACTTATACCGTATTTACTGACCGGTTTTATATGTCTTATTGTCGGCCTTGTGTTGGGGGTGTTATGTGAGCAAAAACGAAGACTCGGAGAAAGGCACAAGCGAAACATTAGAAAAATTAATCAGTCTGATGTCCGCGAGAGAACTAGCCCAAGGTGTAAGGGATGAATTGGCAGAAAAAAGAACTGTAAAAACAGATGATAAAATAGACACCCTAGTTAGCGCCGTAAACACGCTGACAATATCACATACAGAATCACAGAGAGACAATAAAGAAATCTTTAAGGCTATTGAACGATTGGAGGAAAACCAAAAGCAGCAAGGCGTAAAACAGTCGGCTCAAAGCGAGGTGCTAGCAGTACATGAAGTTAAGATTAACGGCTCGAAATCAGTGTTAAGAGAAGCGGGTGGAGTCATCACCGCAATCATAGCCGCGGTTCTAATAGGTAAGTTTTCAATATGAGATTCAAAGACGCATCAATAGGTCTACAGAGCCTATGCCCTCAAATTGTTCTAGCTCTAATTATTGTCGATCAGATAATGAAACAGGCGGGGCAAGAAGCGCTTATAACATCAATCAACGATGCCAAGCATGGCAAGTCATCATTGCATTATAGTGGTGCAGCCGTTGATCTAAGGTCTAAATGGTTTACTCATCCAGAACAAGTGATAGCATTATGTAAGGAAGCTCTTGGAAATAGCCCTGATTATGACATGATTTACGAAGGTAAGGGTAAGATTTACGAACATTTTCACCTTGAGTATCAACCAAAAAGGAAAGATTAATGAAAGACGATTATAACCCTATAAAGCATGGTCACGGTGATGCAATAAGCCCTGATTGGAATGTAATCTCTAAGGTTGGTGCTGGTAGCGGTGGAATATCAACAGAGTAAGGTTAATATGGACTGGTTAAAGAAACGATTAAAATCAAAAACTATCTGGCTAACTTCAATAGCGCCAAGTATTTTAGTTTTCATGGGTATGTACTCTGATGCTCTAAAAGAGATGCTGGCAGGCAACTATAATTATGTATTTATGGCATTTGCTGCGCTTGCTTTCTACTCTAGAGAAACAACCGATTCAAGCCTGGATGATAAATAATGTTTTCTAATATGAAAATAGCCGCTGCTGCTGTGGTGTTATTTATGGGGTACTGGATAAAGTACTTATTATCTAAAAATGCAAGGCTTGAGCATAAAGATAAAATTAACGATAAGCTAAATGCAATTAGAGAAAACCAAGAAGTATTTAAAGATAAGGCGTTAGTAGATGAAAAGATTCGAATCGATGAGAAAATTAAAACTGATAATGATAAGTCTATTCGTGACGAGCTTAACGGCCTGTAGCTCTATAGAGTTAGCTCATGTATCCGTTGATTGTCTCGGCCAGCCAAAAGTAAGCCTCAACTTCACCAATGAAGAGGCAGCTAGATTTGTTATAGCTGATGATGAGCTGGAAAGGCTGGAAATGACAAGAGAAGAGGCTGATGAATTTGAAAGCAACATGCAACTAAAAATCAGAAAATTCGCTGTAACATTAAGGGAAAGGGTCAATACTCAATGTAAGCTCAACAAAGAACATGACGAGCTCCATAAAAACTGATTTAGATGAAGTTAGAGAAATTAGGCGTAAACGCTATTTAAAGCGTAATAAAGAACGTCAAGAAAAATTGTCCCATCCAGAGAAAAAGCAAGCTTTACATAGGCAACAAAACATGCCATCATATCCCTGTAATATAATAATTAAACGGGATGCTATGAAAGCTCACACAATATCACTAATCATCAAAGGTTACACTCTAGAAGAAGGGTTAGCGGTTCTCAATATGGGCAAGCGAACCTATTACCGATGGGCTGTAGAAAAGCCTGAAGAATTATCATCTAGGATTGAGAAATTAAAAAGGCGGGCGAGTAATGGTTATTTGACAATCAACAATCCTATCCGTTTTCAATACCAAGAGAAGCTATTACATATTAATTTAGGTGATATATAAGTAGAGCTAAAAATTTGTCATTTTAAGGTGCACCGAGACTTGATTGAGGTACTTCCCGTATGCCATAAGACTCACCCATATGCTATCCCAATAAAAAAAGAAGATATGTTATACTGAGGCTATATGAATATATTATGTAAGATTTTTGGACACAGGCAACACTTTGATACAGGTTCTTGCTTATCATCTTCAACATGCAAAAGGTGCGGTAACAAAGAGCCTGGGTTTGTCACAAATTATCCAATGCCAAAAGTTAAACCACCGAAAGCTGAAGTTTCAGATAATTTAAAGCGCTACATTTGCCAATTAGAGCAAGAAAATGCAATTTTAAGGCATGCTTTAGAAAGCCGCACTACAAACGAACCAGATTTAGATATTGCGGCACCAGAGATAAGATATTAAAGAATTCCCCGGCCAGTGATGGCAATTTAGCCGCATGAAGTTTAGTGGCATTTTTTATTTAGAGGCGACATGAACGCACCTGTAGGAAATCAATTTTGGAAAGCTAGAAGCAAGCATGGCAGAAATAAAATATTTGCCACTCCAGATATATTGTGGGAAGCAGCATGTGAATATTTCCAATGGGTTGATGATAACCCACTATTAAAAGGCATCGTTTACCAAGGCTCAGTAAGCAAGGATAGTGAGTCAATCATGAGGCCTATGACTATAGGTGGATTGTGTTTATTCCTTGGTGTTCACACTGAATATCTTGCTGGGTTCGAATCTGACTTAAACCTTGACACTCAAGAAGGTAAAGATTATTCCCAGATCGTAAAGGACATCAAGCAAATAATATACGAGCAAAAGTTTGCTGGAGCCACTGCAGGCCTTATGAATCCTAACATTATAGCTAGAGATTTAGGTCTTGCAGACAAGAAGGACTTAACCTCAAGCGATGGCTCAATGGCCCCTAAGTCGTTCAATGATTTCTACCAAAAGTAAACCTACAGAAAAAGCCAGCCTTAATCCAGCGCTAAAGGATTTTTGGCAAACAAAAGCAGATACCAAGATTCTAAAAGGTGGTCGAATATCATCTAAGACTTGGGATTGTGCTGGGTTCGCTATATTTCTAGCCTCTAATTACACTGTTAAATTCTTATGTATGAGGCAATTCCAAAATAAAATAAAAGAATCCGTCTATGCTGTATTGAAAGTGCAGATAGAAAGATTTGGCCTTTTGGACCAGTTCGAAATATTGGCGACAGAAATAAGGCATCGAGAAACCGGCTCATCATTTCACTTTTATGGTATTCATAGAGACATAGCAGAGATAAAAGGCTTTGAAGGCGCTCACATTGGCTGGATGGAAGAAGGGGAAGGTTTGACTAAGGAACAATGGTCTATCATTGAGCCAACGCTAAGAAATGAAGGCGCTGAATGTTGGATATTATACAATCCTCGACTAGTATCTGATTTTGTTGAAACATTCCACCACGACCCAGAAAACGGCACGATAGTCAGGCATATAAATTATGATGAAAATGAATTTATCTCGCAAACCGCACTAAGGAAGATTAATCGACTCAAAGAGCAGGATTATGAAGAGTATGAGCATTACTATTTAGGTGTGGCCAGGAAAGACGATGATAACGTAATTATTAAGCGCTCTCATATTGAAGCGGCAATTGATGCTCATATTAAGCTTGATATTGAGCCTAGTGGCGATAAAAGGTCTGGTTTCGATGTGGCAGACGGCGGAAAGGATTTGTGCTCGCACATTTATGCTCATGGCATTGTTGCATTATGGGGTGAGCATTGGAAGGCTAAAGAGGATGAGCTTTTAGAGTCATGCAAGCGAGTTTATTCAAAAGCTTTATCATTTAACTCCCATATCGATTATGATTCTATTGGTGTTGGTGCCGGGTCTGGAGCAAAGTTTAAAGAGCTAAACGATGAGCGAAAAGGTATACCGGGATATTATGAGATTAAATACTCAAAGTTCATAGCGGGTGCAGGCGTTGCTAATCCTGATGACTATTACGTTGATACCGACGAAGAAAAGATAACAAACAAGGATTTCTTTGAAAACTTAAAGGCTCAATCATGGTGGATAATAGCCGAAAGGTTTAGAAATACCTATAACGCTATCACGAAAGGTCAAAAATTTGAAGAGCATGAATTAATCAGCATCAGCTCAGACATGCCAAATCTAGCCAATTTAATCACAGAACTATCAACACCTAGGCGAAAATTCAGCAAAACGGGTAAAGTTATGGTTGAATCAAAAGAGGATTTGGCAAAGAGAGAAGTTAAATCACCAAACGATGCAGATGCGTTTATTATGGCTTATTGCCCAAGAGTTAAAAGCCAAATAGTCAGGGCAGGTGGATTTTAGTCATAGATTAAAGCTATAATACTCAATAATGTATAAACTATGATTAATTGAGTCGCCATGAAATCCAAGGTAGTTAATATCACAGAAAAAGATACAGCTATCGGCCGAATGGTTAACTCATTCCAGCATACGCTTAGAAGACTAAGCGCATCACTAAATTTCGGTATCTCACCAGACGGTAAGCGAAACTACAATACAATTTTTGGATATGGTGAGCAACTATCCTATTCTGATTATTTTGGTATGTATGAGCGTTCTGCGCTTGGTAATGCAGTAGTATCAAAAGTCACAAAAGCCTGTTGGAACGAAATCCCTAAAGTCACATCAAGCGATACACAAATACTCGAAGAAGAATTAGACACCCTGAATAAAATGGGTTTCTTTAGAGCTTTAGAGCGCGCCGACACTTTAAACCGTATTGGTAATTTTAGTGTTTTATTGATTGGCGTACCTGATGGAATGCAGTTAAACCAGCCTTTAGGAACCGCCAATAGCATGGAAGAGTTATATTTCAATCCTTATAATTTTGACGGCATTGAAATATTAAAATGGGACAATGATCCTATTTCTAAAAGGTTCGGGCTACCTATCGAATATCAATTGCAAACAACCAGCTTTGGCGAGAAACAAAAAGATATTCAAACATCAGCCATAATTGTTCACTTTTCAAGAATTATTCACTTAGCTGAAGGCGCGTTAGATAGCAGTGTTGAAGGCTCAAGTTCTTTGCAGCCAATTTGGAACAACCTAATAAACACATTAAAGATTGTTGGCGGTAGTGGTGAAGCTTATTTCAGAAATGCTAGACAGCAATTAGCTTTAGAGGCTGATAAAGAATCAAGTTTAGAACCTGGTAGCCAGGAGTTAGCCGCACTGAAAGATAATATTGAAGCGCATGGCAACGGATGGGAAAGCACGCTCAGGCTTCAGAACATGAAGGCTCATAATCTTCAAATACAAATGATTAGCCCTAGAGACTCATTTGATACGAACACTGAAGAGATTAGCGGCCAAACTGGAATACCTATCAGGATATTAACCGGGAAAGGCGGCGGTCAAACTACAGGTTCAGAAGATAGAGCAAGCTGGAATTCAGTCATATCGGATAGGCGAACTACCGAATGTGACAATTATTTGTTTCAGGGTTTAGGAATATTGCAAGAAGCCGGACTGCTTGAATTGCCTGATGACGCTGTTGTTGAGTGGCCGCCACAAGCCGCATTGAATGAAAAAGAACAAGCGGAAGTTAACGAAAAGAAAGCTAGTACATTTGAGAAAATTGTTACTGCATTAGCTAAGCCTGTGGGTGATGAGGCTGATATTGAAACCGTCTTAGAAGCTGTTGGTTTAGAAGATATTGAAATAGACGAGTCTGAAATAGACGACAAAGACATTGATAGTATTGACCCAGAGGATCTAAACGATGACAACTAAAAGAATTGAAAAAGAGGCTTTAGTGGCCGCAACAATTATATTCGATCAAGATGGTGGAGCCACAGACGGCCCTAACCCAAGCTTTCCGAATTGTACTATTGATGTAATCGGTTTAACAGCCTTAGAAGGCGTTCCCGTTATTCCTGGTGCTGGAACATTTGCTATTTTTTATAAAACAGATGTTGACGGTGGATTTAAGGCCGCAACAACTAACCCAACATTAACCGCGGCTCAATCAGGCGGCTCCGCTAGTGCTGATGGTGCTGCAGCTAGCTCAAAGTTCACGGACTTACCTATTGAAATTAAAGTAGTTCCTGCCGGCATTACAACCGCAGTTGCCTATCGCGTTTTAGTAAAGCAAACAAGCGATCAGTAAATGGCCGTTAAGCGTGTTAGCAAGGAAGCTTTGATTGGGGAGACGATCCTATTCGTTAATAGTGACAAAGAAAATGAACTTGAATCTATCAGCCCTTCATTTATGTCTAATCAAATCGATATAATTTCGTTAGATGGATTAAAGGGAAGTCCTGCTTTACCAACTGCAGGTACATTCAATATTTACGCTCGCACCGACATAGATGGCGGCTTTAAGCTGGTGACCACAAACAGTTCGATGAGTGCTATTAGAGCAGGCGGTTCATTGCTTGATGATGGTGTAGCAGAAGGTGCCACGTTTATCGGTTTCCCTCTTGAAATTAAGATTGTGCCAGTTGGCGTCGATGTGGCTATTGCTTACCGTGTGGATATTAAACAATCAAGCGTTCAGTTGGATACTCCTAATTTATCTAGTGATTATTCTGCTGAAATGGCAAAAGGTAATGTCCCAGGTAGCAGCCCTCGCGCCATTATTATGAGAAACCCATCCTGTTCAAATACGGATTTCACTGATATTTGGGGCGGAGGTGGCGCTACACATGATAATATGATTATGCCAACAGTAGCAGAAAGTTGGGAAGTTTTAAGTGACAGCGACGACGATATTGCTGGCGGTGCAGGATGCAGGTCTGTTTTAGTAACTACTCTTGATGATGACTATGGACCTCAAGTACCTGAGATAGTCGATATGGATGGTCAAAATCCGGTGGCGATACCAGGTACGCATTTTAGACCTCACCACCTTACAAGCACAAGCGGCTTATTTGCTTTGACCGCTGGACCTGTTGGAGGCAACCCTCACGAAAGTAATATAGGTACTATAATAGTTAGACGGGTTAGCGATGGCGCTATCAGGATGACGATGCTTCCTGAATTTGGTAAATCAGAAGATAGTCAAGTGTCCGTCCCTGCTGGATTTACATTACTTACATGGAAAGCAATTATTACATGGAGCAAAGGTCAGGATGGGCAGGTTGTGTCAACTGTGAAACCGTTTGGCACCGATACCGCAAGGATATCGAGTGGTAAGGTTGACTCATATCAAACACCTCTAGTTTTAGATTTTCAAATGAAATTTAGATCAGGCGAAAAAACAGATAGAGTTGCAAGAGCGAAGTCGAGCAATGATGGTGCTGAAGTAACGTTTATTCAAGAATTTGAATTGATAGATAACAACTTTTTGTAGGCTGGTATGACTGAATCTATAGACAGAAATCGAAACACCAATGACGCACCAACGGTCACAACCGTTACGCTTAATAGTGTTACGGCAACGACGATTTCTGCAGCTAGGGTAAGACGCATTAGTTTAGAGGTTTGCTTGGATGCTGGCGTATCTGATGTTAACGTTTTCATCAGGCCTTATCCTGCGATACAAGATAACTTAAAGCGAGGCGAGGTTTTGACTCGGTTCCTAATGGGTACTGCTACATTCTTTAGGCCGTCATGGCGCTCAATGGAAGACACCATCATGACCTCTGAATATTCAGCAATCACTGACATCGGCGAAGTCGATGTACATGTAACGGAAGGTTAATCATGGCAACAACTAGCGGAACGCTGAACACTAACGATGATAAATCTAATGGTGTTGGTATGGCGCTGACAACCGAAACTTCACTAACATTAATTGTGAAAGCTAAATCAGGCAGCCACAATAATCATGCTATTTGTTTGGAATTATCAGGCGGCAACACTTCTGGGGGGGTTTTCGTTGACATTCCTGAGTCGATAATAGTGGGTGCTGGTATTAGGACTGTGCGGCATAATGGCGGCTATGTAAAAGCTAAAGTACACAAGCCTGAAAACGACACAAGCGAAGCTGATGTATGGGTAGTAGCTAAATAATGGCGATATCAGATAATCCAACTAAAACGCGAGGAATTGAAAAGGCGTGGAATCGTGAAATAAATAAAAGGTTTCTAGCCTTTAGAAAGTCCGTTATAGGTGAATTAAAAAGAATCAATCAATTAACCGTCAATGAATTTAATGTGGACCCGGATCAATTAAGAGCTTACATGATATTCTTTCAACGAGAGCTTGATACTTTTATCGTTGGCGATTGGCAGGAACAATACCAGAGACGGTCTTATGAATTAGCTATAGAAAGAACAAATCAAGAGCTTAAGCGCCAAGGGGTTGCATTAACCTCTTTAGAAGAAGGCGCAGCATTGACGGCATTAGAGCTAAGCGCTGTAATCGCCTCGTTTGATTCCATAGCGCCAAATCTATTTAATCCAGTACACCAAGAGGCATTATCTTTCTTATTTACTCGGTCATTTGAAGCGCTATCAGGAATGTCTCAGGAAATGGCTAGGACCGTTAGAACTATATTATTTAATGGCGCTCAACAAGGTATAGGCATCAATGAATTAGCTAGGCAAATCAATGATCGCATTAATGTTGGTCGGTCTAGAGCTAGACTTATAGCTCAAACCGAGACTATCCAAGCATTTCAAAGAGGGACCATCAATCAGGCAGCTTTAGCCGGTGAATTTTTAGGCGAAGAAGTCGGATTAAGGTGGTTGACCAGGCGAGATAATAAAGTTAGGCATTTGCACGCCGGTTGGCATGGTAAAGTTTTTACCAAAGAAAATGCATTTAAGAATATCAATATCAGTCCGTGGAATTGCCGATGTGGATTATCACCAGTTATCGAAGAAGCTGACACCCAAAAGAAGCGCGACAAGTTCACAAAAGAAAGAAAGCAATTAAGGAATTTGACGAACCCATAGTAATAAAATATAATTACGCTAAGATAATAGTTAAGTTTAATGTTATAGAGCATAACTATTACAGCATTGAGAGAATCTATGTATATATCAATCAATACTCGAACCACCGGAAAATTCAAGAGAGAAATGATTAATAATCGCTCTCATCTTGTTACTTCAATGATGCCTATTCGCGGCGATATTTCAATGAATGGGATTCTATACCCTAATCAAGAAGTTAAAGATTCTTTTCAGCAACTTCACGATTTACCGGCACCTAACGGACACCCTGTAATTAATGGCGTCCATGTAAGCGCATTTAAGCCGGTCAGTATGAATGCTTTTAATGTTGGCGGCTTTATTCGCAATCCAAAGATGAAAGGTAAAGAGGTTTTTGTTGATTTTGTGATTGATGAAACGGTTGCTAATAATACTGATGATGGCAAAGAGATTATTAAGCGTATTGAAAACGGCGATCAAATTGGCGTTTCTACTGGGCTAAATATTAATCAATTGGCACCAAAAAAAGGCGAAGATGATTTTGGTGAACCATTCGATAGAGTTGGATCAGGCTTTAATTTTGACCATGTGGCTATATTGTTAAACGAAAAGGCTGCGGGCGCACACGCTGGCACTGAATTAGTCTTAAATACTGCTAATAAAGATGATCCGATACACATTGTTAATTTAGTGACAAATGGCCCTGGCCAGCTAGAAATAAATTTAAAAACTAATATTTTAAGTGCGATGGATATTCACGATCAACTCAATAGATTAATTGCTACTGATAATGATCAAATATTTAAACATGTAATAGATTTTTTCCCTGAAGAGAAGAAATTCCTATTTTCAATGTCCAATGACAACGACAGAAAGATATTTGAGCAATCATACGCAGTCGGAAACGATATGATTGCCTTAGTTGGTGAGCCCGTCGAGGTTACACTAACGCAAAAAATTACACCTGTAATGCAAACCAACGAGGAAAACGACATGAACAAAGAACTAATGATTCTTGCGATTATCGCTAATACTCATAACGCCTTCACTGGTGATGATAAAGTGCGCCTTGAGGCGATGTCTGAATCTCAACTGGTTGGTGCGTTATGTTTAGAAGTGAATGAAAAACAAGCTAAAGAAGTTTTAACGGCTAATGGATTCAATTTTGAAGGCTATGAAAATTTCACAGTCAACGAGAAAGACTTTAAAGCTTATCAAGAAGCCGAAATGGAAAGACTGGACGAAATAAGAAAATCCATTCTTGAGGCAAATTCAGACTATACCGCCGAATTATTGGCCGATAAGTCAGAAAAAGAATTACTTGTTATCAATAAAATGATTACGGGTAGTAAGCATGTAACACGCGCGCCGGAAGGTAAAGCACCTGTTACTCACAATTCAGCGCAAGCTGATGATTACAGCATGTAACGGGAGCTTATCATGGCAGATCCAGCACAAGTAATACAAGCGCTAGGCGGCATTAATGGTGAACCCGTTAATAATGAAGCATTAGCAGCAGCGGCTACGGCTATTAAGCCTGGTCATTTAGTAGAAGAACTTGCAGCCGGTACGGTGCGAGAGCATGCGGGCGCAGGTCTAAACGCACAAAAGTTAGTAGCATTAACCGATACACCGGTGGGTGGGACGATTGATGATGCTTACACGGCAGCGGCTACAGTTCGATATGGCGCATTTAATACCGGTCAAAAAGGTTTTTTGCGCGTAGCGGCATCAGCAACGGCCATTGTTATTGGTAACGCTCTAGAAAGTGACGGCGACGGCACAGTGAGGGTTTTAACCACAGACGCAGCAACAGACGACACTCAGCGTGATTCGATTGTTGCTTACGCGGTCGAAGCGGTTGACAACAGCGGCGGCGGTACTGAAGTTTTCATTGAAGTTCGATTTGCTTAGGAGGCATTGAAATGGGTAAATTAATAACATCATTCGGTGAATCAAGAGCCGAACACGCAGCAATGATTGCAATGCATGGTAACAACTGGAATGGCTACGAGTTATTCCATAACGACTTATTTGCAGAGCATAATTTGAACAAATATCACCTTATCGACGCAGAAGGTAAGCTCATTACTAATGGCGATGATAAACAGGCTTTAGTCACTAACGCTAACGGCACGGTGCGACACGAAGATTTTTTAGTTATTCGCGACATGGTTATCGAAGTTAGACGCCGTGATTTACATGCGATTTCAGACTTACGTGAAGCTGGTTTATCGTTTACCGTAGCAATTGGCGAGCAATTAGTCGGGTTTGAGTCTGTTAACGAGTTCCAGACGGCTAAGCAGGAAATGAACCCCAATAGCTTTGACAACAATGACACGACTTTCACAGAGACGTTTGTTCCTAACCCGATCACTCATAGCACATTTAGTGTGCCATGGCGGCAAGAAGGGTTTAACTATAAGCGGTCTTTAGCTTTAGCTGAGTCTTTACGCCAAGTATCTGAAAGATTGGAAGAAACAACTACTAACGGCAATGCGAGTGTGGTGGTTAATTTCAACGATACCAATCATGGAATTTTTGGCTATACCAATGATCCAGATCGTGGCACGGGCACTATCTCTGATTGGACGCTTGAAGCGAACCGCGACAAGATTATAAATGAGCTGATTGAGCAAATTGGTGCCATGTGGAACACACAGGGCGGTGTTAAAAACGACTCTGTAATGGTTTATGTTGCCAATGATATCTGGACTATTCTTCAAAAAGATTACATCACTGGTCAAGTCAGTGAGTCGATCGCAGAAAGAATAATGAAGGTGTCTCAAGTTAAAGGCGTTAAGCCTCTTGAAAAGCTGGCTTCAAAGCAAGTTGTTTTGGTTGAAATGGATAGACGTACCGTTGAGCTAGGTGTTGCAAGCGATATTATTATCACGCCTCACACTAAGACCAATATAATGAAGCCTCAAGTAATGACTACTTACGCCGCTATGGTTCACAAGATCAAATCGGATAGTAAGGGCAATACTGGTATCAGACACCTAACCATTTAATCGTTAAGGGAGGGTAAACCTCCCTATTTTGGAGAATAAAAGTGGCTAACACTAAAGATTATATTGTGACAAAGAAAGGCTGTTGTTTAAAAGGTATTAAGGAAGAAGAGGTTGGCGCAAAAGTCAAGCTTACCGATGAAAAAGCGAAAGCAATGTCTGGTAAGGTTGAGCTGATGAAGGGTTATCAAAAGTCCGGCCCATCAGAGCAAGAATTGATTAAGGCTAACGCTAAGCTTTTAAAGCGAGTTGAGGAACTTAAAGGTTTGGAGAGATCTAGTGAGGAACTGGACAAACTTAAGTCCGAAGGCGAAATTTTGGAAGCAAAAGGAAAAGAGCTTGCGAGTGAAAACGCCAATCTACTTAAATCCTTAAGCAAATCAAGCGAAGATATGGAGAAGCTAAGGAGCGACTGCGATACTTTAGAAGCTGGATTAAAGGAGCTTGAAGATAAAAACACCAAGCTAGAAAAGCAATCTGAAGAATTAACTGCTCAGTTAGACGAAGCCACTAAGCCAACCAAGCCAACTAAAAAGGGTAAGTAATGGCGCGAGTTACGGATGCAGAAGTTAAGGCAATTAAAGCGGTTAGCATTGATACAACACCATTTATCGATGCAGCCAATTTAATTGTTAGCGATATTAACTCGAAGTGCGGCAAGTCTTTTGATGAAACTAGACTAACGCAAATTGAGTTATATTTATCTGCTCATTATGCTGGTACTTTTGCGCCAGAACTTGTTAGTGAAAAGTTTGAGAATGGAACTAATGTGTACCATGTTGGCTCAAGTTCTCTGTCTGGCGTGATGTCGGATAAATACGGTCAGATGGCTAACATGTTGTCCGAAGGCTGTTTGGCCGAGTTAGATAAATCACCTGCGACGGTTGATTTTTTATGAGTAAGTTTAGGTTGCCTCAAGAGGTTACTTTCTGGATACCGATAACCAATAACGGTACGGGCGGTAAAACTTGGGAGGGTGGAGTTAAAACGGCTGCGAGAATAGCGCCAACAAGTGACACTGTATTTACAGCAGAGGGTAAGGAGATTCGAGCCAACAAAGCAGTTTATACGCGCGTTGATTTACCTGAAGGTGCTTATGTGATTGAAGGTGATAATTCTTCAGCTACAGAGCCGGTTAGTGGATCACAGCAAGTTATTAAAGCTGCTAGCAACCCAACTATGACCGATATGTTTAGAGCGCTATTGCAATGACTAGAAAGAAAGCTATTAAAGTTAAGGGTTTAGATAAGGTTTTGAAGACCTTCAATAAGAAAGTTGATTTCACTAACGACAACGTTAGAAAAGGGCTTCAGGCTGCAGGTTTATTTATCAAAGCTGAATCAAAAGAAAATGCACCTCACGACACAGGACTACTAATAAATTCACATTTTTTTAGTACCGCTAAGATTGGAAAAAAGTGGCTTTTGAGAATAGGTTCAACAGCAGAATATGCGCCTATTGTACATGAAATGCCAGAGACTAATAATTTCTCTAAGCCTGGAACGGGGCCGAAATTCTTATTTAATGCCGTATTCGATAATGTACGAAAGATTATAGAAATAATTAGAGCTAGGTCTAAATTTTGAACGCTGTTAGTTTTGACATAATGACCTTATTATCAAATAACACTCTAGGTACTATCGGTACTGATTTGGGCGCTATGGCGTGGCTAGAAGGTGTTGACGAGCAAGTCATTATTATTGATACCGGAAGTATAGACAGAGATTTAGCTTTACAATCAGAGCAGCCTACTTTCCAGATTTTGGCGAGAGGCGAAAAGAACGATGATTTAAAAGTGACCCATGATAAACTAAGGGCAATACACGAGTTTTTATTACCATTAAGCACAACAGTTATTAATGGTGAAGATTACCTAAGCTTTTTCCCGATTAGCATACCAACGGGAGTAGGCAGAGATAAAAACGATAGGGCGGTGTTTACTGCTAATTATTCAACTTTCAGAAACCCGCTATAGGAGGCCGTCAAAATGGCAGCAAATAACTTACAGGGCCGCACGTTACTACTTGAGATATTCGATGGTGGAGTATTTAAGGAAATCGGCGGCATTAATACAAAAGAATTTACGCGTGATAATCCAGTGTCAGACGCAACCAGTCAATCGACTACAGGCAATGAAACAGAGGCTTGTTATGTTGGTTTTTCGACAGTTACATTGTCTGGTTCAGGTGTTGTTGATAAGCGCTCAGACGCAGCATTAATCGCCTATAAAACATTGGCCACTATTGCTAATTCAAGTGATCCGACTGCTAGATTTAGGTTGACTGATGAGCTGGAAACCCATGACGGAACTTTTAATATCACATCATTTGGCAAAACTGCAGATGAACAGGATATT